ACCCATGCCAGCCATTCAGCGTTGCAGGGAGACAGCAGGGAAAAGACGACGACAGGCATTTGTGGCCTGCGATGTTTGCAGTTATCAAAACAACGCGACCGACTTGGGTGGTTGCAGAAAATGTTAAGGGGCATATTGCCCTTGGCCTCGATGACGTTTTGCGGGACTTGGAAGGAGCAGGTTACGCCGCAAGGCCGTTCGTTATCCCGGCTTGCGCCGTCGGCGCGAACCATACGCGAGAACGGGTTTTTACTGTGGCCTACGCCTCAAGCGATGGATTCGATGACAGCGCGCGGAGCGCCAGCACTGGAACGGCAAATGCAGACGAAGCGCAAGGGGAGGACGAAGCTGGCGACACTGAAAGATGCCGCCGTCTACGGGCTGAACTGGAAAGGAGAAGCTGCGCGACTTGGGGAAGGGGAATTAAACCCGGAATTCGTAGAGTCGTTGATGGGATTCCAAACAGGGTGGACAGACTTAAATCACTCGGGAATGCCGTAGTGCCACAGCAGGCGTACCCGATATTTGCGGCAATTGCAGAGACGTATAACGTGAGATAGGCACCGACGCTGGCTGGTTTCGGGTTTTTGGTGTTGGACACCAGAAGTGGGTTTACAAACGTAAGTAAGCACTTGCATTCTATACCGCTCGCTCGTACAATCCGCTGTGAGCAGTTCCCTATTAACCTGAGCGGTTCAAGCCGCAAGGAGAATTCAAATGCCTCAATTTTCAGATGACTTGTACCTCGGTACGGCTGTAGCTGGTGGTTCTAATGCTTCCGCTGGCCCCTCCACCATGACTGTTGGCGTCGGGCCGGTCGGACGCGGCTTTTGTTTTGACGTGGTTCCCGTAGCATCTGGCACCACTACCGGCCAAAACCAGATCGCCCTGTCCCAAAACCTCCCGTTGGGCGCACTGACCCTGACCGCCGGTACGGGCACGACAACCGGGACTGACGCCTTCGGTAACGTGCTGGTCGTGTTGGACTGTGAGCGCACTGTTGCCGTGTACTCTGCCGCTGACCATTCTGCGCAAACCCTGACTATTTCCGGCTACGACCGCTACGGTTTTGCCATGAGTCAGACGATCACTTGCCCGAACGCTACTACCGTGCAGACGACCAAGACCTTCAAGTCTATCAAATCTATCGTGTCCAGCGGTGCGATTGCCTCCGCTTGTGTAGTCGGCTTGGGTACGGGTATCGGCCTCCCCCACCGCCTGACCGACCTCGGATATGTAGCCAGTTGCATGTACAACCAGACCGCAATCGCCATCACTTCCACTTTGGTGAAAGTTGCCGACACCACCTCCCCGGCTACCGTTTCCACTACGGACGTTCGCGGTTATGTGATCGTAGGCGCAACCGACGGCACGAAACGGCTGATTGTGAACTACATGCTGCCCGCCATCGCCTCCGGCCCGACAGCGACCAGAACAGGCGGGTTCGGTGTAGCGCAGGTATAGACCCTTCTCTGAGTGTGTGATTAGGGGGGTTCGCCCCCCACTTTTTTAGAGGAGAATGCTATGCGACCAATTTCAAAGTCCTACACACCCGCCGCCGCTGACCTTAATGGGTTCCTTACGGCGGCTACCGGCGCGACCTGGACACTGACGGCGACCACTGCGGGAGATTCGCTAGGCCACCTCGTAACGATCAACAACAACACAGCCAATAGCCACGCGGCCAAAACAGCGGTTCTCACCGGCACCGACGCGGATGGTAATGTTCAAACGGAAACGATGGCGCTGCCAGGTGCCTCGGTTGCCACGACTTCCACGAAATACTTCCGCACACTGCTGACGATTGTTCCGTCTGCTACTATTGGCGCGGACACAATGGGCATTGGTTGGGGCGCGGTTAGCGTCAGCCAGACCTTTCCGACAGATTGTTTTGCAGTTGTACCAGCTACGGTTCAGATGGGGATCACCGGCACAATCAACCTCGATGTTCAGGAAACGCTCGGTAACGTATTCTCGGTGGATACCCGCCCCGCCGCATTGGTTTGGACAGGGGTTGCCAGTATGACGGGGTTGACGGCCAACGCTGCCAAACCGGCGAACTACAACGTCACGGCGGTTCGCGTCAAAGTGAACTCGGTAACGGCTGGCGCAACAGCGACGATCTACGTCAGCCAAGCGCCTCAGAGGTAATACCACCAAAAAGAGGAAATAATGGCTACATCCGGCACAATCGGCACGACTTCGATCACCACCGCCCAACTGCTGGAGCACGCCATGCGCCGTTGCGGGGTATCCCCCGCCGCGCAGACCCCTGAGGTTGTTCAGGTGGCCATTGATAACCTGTTCCTCTTGCTGTTGATGCTGTCGTCTCGCGGGATCAATCTGTGGACAGTTGACAAGGTTATTATCCCCCTTGTTGCGGGGCAGGCCACCTACGTGCTACCTCCGGGTACGCTGGACGTGCTAAACGCCTCCTACGCCACGCCGTCGTATGTAACAGGCACCAACACCGCAGCAGCACTCAGTTACACGACACAGTTGGCTTCTGCCACGTCTGTACCCCGTATATCGCTGGCCTTCTCCGCACTCCCCACAAACCCGGTGGTGTTGAGCGGATCAAACGACAACATCACGTACACCGTGATTCAGACCATCCCCGTTGCGCAACTGACCACAAGTGTATCGTTCTACGATACAGCCAACCTGACGGCGTATTCCTACTTCAGGGTATCGACTTCTGCGGGGGCGTTCACAGTGGCTACTTTCGGGATCATGTCCCAAGTCAGTGAATTGAAGATTTCCCAGATGAACCGGGACGATTACTCGGCCATGCCCAACAAGTACCAGTTGGGGCGGCCATCGGTGAACTACTACTTCGAGAAGCTGGTAGACCCGCAAATGACCCTGTGGAACGTGCCAAACACGACCGGGGATCAACTGGTTATCTGGCGCTATCGCCAGCCGCAGGACATAGGCAATTTACAGAACACGCTGGAGATACCTACTCGTTGGTTTGAAGCGGTGGTGTGGCAATTGGCTGGTCGTTTGGCGTTTGAACTTCCGAACGTAGACCCTCAGCGTAAGGCGGATGTGCTGACCGCGATGGATAAATTCCTAATCACGACCGAAGGCGGCGAGACGGACGGAAGTCCGATTTACATGTCGCCCAACATTTCCGTATATTCTGCGTGATGCCATGAGTAGATTCTTGGCCATCAAGGTAAAACAAACCTGTGCCATCGCGCTGTGCGATAGGTGCGGGTGCAAGTTCTACTATGACGAACTGAAGCCGGACGGCAACAGCCCCGGACTGCGAGTGTGTACTAACTGCTGGGATACAAAAGACCCGTGGCGGCTCCCCGCACGGAAGACAGAAGATGTTACACTACGTTATCCCAGACCAGATACGGATTTGGACACACATGAGACAGCAACAGGGGTGATAATCACATGAGTGCAGCCGCTTTAACGTATGACTCACTTCTATCCGATGTTCAGACATATTGTGAACGGGATGATGACCCTTTTGTAGCGCAAATCCCCCGGTTCCTCCTGCTCGCTGAGAACCGTATCGCATCGGAAGTTCGCGGGTTGGGCTATCTCCGGTTTGTAAGCGGCACGATGGTTGCGGGAAACCCGATCATGGTCAAACCTGCCCGGTGGCGCGAAAGTTCGAGCTTCAATTACACCGACGCCGCTGGCGCTCGACACTACCTGTTTGAACGCGGTTACGACTACTGCCGTGCATTCTGGCCGGTTCAAAGCGCCACTGCTGCGCCGAAATACTATGCCAACTATGATTTTGAACACTTCCTCCTTGCGGGTACGCCGGACAGCAACTACGCTTTTGAATTGGCCTATTTCGAGCGCCCGTTACCTCTGAGCAGTACAAATCAGGAATCATGGACTACGCAATACGCCCCTCAACTGCTGTTGTACGCCACTCTGCTAGAAGCCCAACCCTTCTTGAAGCTGCCGGAACGGATAGCCGAATTCAAGTCGTTTTACGATACTGCAAAGGCTGCCATTGCTGGCGAGGGTAGTCGGCGCACCAACGACCAAGCTAATGTAAGGACAGACGCATGACGACATATAACAACGTATTCGGGGGAAGTTCACAACCGCCGTCACAATATGGCTACCAAGCCGTAACGATAGCCGTCTCCACGCAAGCCTACTGGCCCTATAACACTGCTGGGGCAGCTCTCACCCTCGCCAAGAGCAACGATGTAACCGCCTCTGTCGCCAGTTTG